GAGTGTTCGTATCGGCAAGCATGTCCCCGCGCTGGCGAGCATAAAGCTGGTCTTGCCGGTCATTTTTAGTGTTCGTATCGGCAAGCATGTCCCCGCGCTGGCGAGCATAAAGCTGGTCTTGCCGGTTATTTGAGCTGTTTTGCTTGATCTGGTCCATTGCCGTAGATAGCCCAAGACGCGCTGTATCTGGGTTTGTTGCCAGAATGCGGGCCATAGCGGACATATCGCCGGATGATGCCTTTGTTGGCCCGCCATCAACGGCGATGCCCGTCTGCATAAATCCGCCGGCGGGCATCTGGGCGGGGGTTGCACCTAGAGCAGATCCGCTCTGCGCATTGCCGCTATTGCCCATATTGGCGAAAGCCGGTGGGGTGTCGTAATGATCGAGGCTTGGGCCATATCCGCCTGTCGGGCTGGCCTGTGTTGGTGACCCCGCTTGCAGGGCTTGAGCGAGAGTGCTGGAATAATTCTTCTTCGCCTGATCTGCCTCATCTTGAAGCTTGTTCATCGCGTAAGCGCCGCTCAAACCCCTCAAAACATTGGTCAATGCCGCCGCCCATCCATTTTGAGCAGGGGCCGCGTTCGACGCTCCAGCCAGCAACTGTTGGGCTATCGCCTTGCGTACGTCAAAGGTGCTGCCATTGGGGCCGCTTCCGCTATCTCCACTGCCTGAAAATAGATTGTTGATATTTCCCCATTCCATCACAACACCCCTTTCAAAACGAGCCAAGCCCCATCCGTGGCATTAGCCGAAGAACGTAGCCCCCGCCATAGCGCCCTGACCCAAAAGACCCGCAAGCTGCCCATTTCTAGCGGCAGAGTTTTGGTTGTTGGCGTTCCATGCGGAAAGATTGCCGTTATAGCTGTTGTAAATATTGCCCGCGATGTTTGATGGCTGCATATTGTAACTGGATGTCGGCCCCTGTGGAATCCCGATTGCTGGCCGTCCCTGCAAGATGGCGGACAGCTCATTCAGCGGCTGACTGCGTTGCATGAGTAGGTCCGACACACTTTGTTGGTGCGCAGTTTGACCAAGGCCAAATAGGCGGGATTGTTCGTTTCCGCCAGCCGCAATCGCATTATTCATGGCGGTTTGATAGGTATCCGCCTTCTGCCGATTGTAATTGTCCATCGCATTATTATAGGCGGTTGATCCCTGCGTTATCCCTTGATTGGCAAGCAGGCTATCCAAGGCCGTCTGGCTCTGGGCAAACTGCGGATCAAGCCGAGACGCCTGCTGATTATAAACCGAATCGCGGACGTTGTTGGCGTCGCCCACAAGGTCGCTGGCATTATATGCCGGGGTGGATGCGCCGATATTAAATGGCTGCTGCTGCCCAAGTTGATCTGAAAGCCCCAGCCCGATCTTGCTCAAGTTGCTTAATTGGGCCTGCCCATCAGGTGATAATGTCGTGATCTGCGTCCGGTTGGGCGTGCCGATGTCGCCGCTCCATGTAACCGATCCGTTCGGGCCTTGTGTGTTGTATTGATTGTATTTGGCGGATGTCTTTATGGCGTCAAGATTGGCCTGAGACTGAGCCTGAGCGACGGCGTAGGGGTCCGGCGCTGCTGGAGCGCTGCCGCCGCCGCCCTTGCCCTGCTGCTGCTGGCAGGGTTGATCCATCCATATAATATCATTGGTTTTTAGGCTATCCATCTGCAATCCTCTTTCAGCAATCCATAGCTGACGGAGGTTGCTCCATCGATTCGCGCCTTAGGGTGCGCCCCCTCCTGCTTGAAGCCAATGCCGCTCATTAATTTTATCGCTCTGTTGCTGTCAACAGAACAAACGGCAGTGACTCTGGCGCATCCAAGCTGGACAAAAGGATAGTGAAAAAGCGCCCTTAAAACACCACGTTGAATCCATCTTGGATTTTCTGTGGCGATAGACATTTCTATATCACATTTACGGTAATTGTGAAATACCACAACACCAATCAAGGCCCCATCAAGATCCATGCCAATGGAAGCGCATCTTCCGAACCCCCCGGCCCCCTTGGCCTCTGGTAGCCGGTCTTCTGCCCATTGCTGTAATCCGTCCTGATTCTCAAAAACCAGCCGGATCACAATATTCCTCCAGCCTCATAAACAAAATCAGTCGATCTCATTGTAAGAGACATGCCGCCGACGCTCACACGAACATGCAGAGTGGCGCAATAACCGACTCCTGTGACCGACTGCCAATCCTTGCTTATTGCCTCAGCCGCCGCCCATGTTCCAATGCCCCACACGGCGCTACCCCAAGTTCCTCCACTAGGGGCCGAGGTTGATGGTGTCGCGCTTGATATGCTGTCATCAAAATCAAGATTCATATCAAGGGAGACCGCCACAGATCCGGAGGCGCTAAATACCGGGCGGGCCATCTTGAAAAGCTTCTGCCTCCCCGTTTCACCAAAGTACGAGAACGCGGGCTTTACATCAGCATAGATGGCGTTACCGTTGTCATAATACCCATTGTCAAACAAATAAACCTTGCCGTCAGTCCCGCCAAAATAAGCGTTATCCTTGTACACAACCCAGCAATTGGCATTCATCCCGGTAAAGCGGCACGCCGCCCCAGTGATATTGTTGAATACATATTGATAGGCCGTCTTGTTGTAAACCGCCGGGATATTAAATATCAGCATCGGCCCCTTGGGATAAAGCAGGGGTTGCCAGCCAAAATTAGAGCCGTAAGATCTGATCGCGTTATTGACGGCAGTGTTGATTTTTTCAGAGATGGAGACGGCTCCAGCCCCCAGTCTATCGATTGGCAGGACACGCGAGAGCTGAACAAACCCGTCTTGAGTGATGATGGCGGCGTCAGAGGCGAGCTTCATTGCAAACCGCGTCCCGATGGGCTTGCCGATTCGGTATGTGCCGACTCTGGCCCAGGTTGTTGCGCTACTTGGATCAATCCCCTGATAAACGGCAACTTCGCCCTCGGATGTCATAAATACGCAGAGGTCCTGCATCCCGCCGCCACCGTCTCTGGACCATGTGACCATCCCCGCCAGATACCCGCCGAGGCGGAACGTCCCCGAGAGATCAAACGATGACGCGGCTCCGCCGATGGTATTGACCGGCATATACCAAAATTTAAGACTGTTTTTCTCGCCAAATAATAAGCGGGACTGTGCGACATTGATCCACGCTAGATTGTTGAGCGTCGGCCCGGTTATGGTGGTTGCTGCCCAATTTGTGCCGTCGAAAATCTGGGGGGCGTCGCTTCCATTGACGCAGATTAAAAATGCGCCTCCAGCCGTCCCGAAATTCACATACTCCCATCTATTTGACGCCAGACTGGAGACGGCAGCCGCACCAACAGCGCCTGTCGATGACACGTCATAAATTCCGCCGTTTCCACAGGCAAACATCTTGGACGCGCTGCCAGATGTGTAGGTCATCAGGGTTTCAACGGCACCAGATCCAATCCCCGTCGCATAGGAGGTAAATCCGGGCCGAACCTTGATTTGGTCGGTCGATGGAAACCAGTTGTCCATAACAATAGCATCAGTTTCCGGCATATCCGCCAGAGCGTCACGAGCGTTCCAGCCGCCTACGGGAGCCGCCCGGCTGGATGATCTGGTTTGCGGTTGCGAGGGCATCAGCCGAAGTTTCCCTCTGGAACATTGATTTGCAGCAGGCTGCTTGTGCGGCTCCCTGCCGTAAGGGTTGGGGACCCCTCCTGTGACGCCGACGCCTTGGCTTTCTCGTCAAGGTATTGCTGATAAGCACCCTCCCAAGTCGACAGGCCCTTTGTCTTGAGCCATCGCCATGTTATCCCCTTCGACATGAGCGTCTCTGGAATGATGCCAATATCGGTATCATCTGCCCATGAGCTGCGTTTGGTTGATCCATCCGAGGACGAACACCATTTATTTGACAGGTATTCATAGGCAACGGTTTCGCCTGCTGTTGGCGATGGCGTTATTAAAATCTGTGATCCTCGAACCCGAAACCAGTAATTTACCGTTGCCGCCAGATTGAGCGCTTGCCGGGCCTGCCATTCTTGCGCCGTGATTGGCCCGAATATCTTTCTTCGCCGCGTCCGGTTATACATTGAATCGTCAACGAATCGGTCAAAGTCAACAGGGATTGCGCTGGTTTGCGCCGCCTGTGCCAGTGTCGTAAAGGTCGTCTCTGTGATGATCTCCTGCCACTGAACGGCACGAGCCAGCTCCTGCCCCTCTTGATTGGCGAGAACCAGAAGCTCTTTATATTTCAGATCGGTATTGGTGATAATCGTTGATGGTACTGCAAGTCCGATGCGGGTAGCTGCGTCCTGAACCATGCTTAAAAGAGACATGCCACCCTCACCAAATTAACGATGTGATGCCTTATAGGCCAAGTCCTCAATAACGGCATTGAGGCGATCAATTTCCATCAGAGAGCCAGCGTAAAGAGCCTCTAGCGCTGGAAGCGTCCAATGGTAGGTGTCGGCAATAGGCAGATCTGGCGTTGCAACAAATCCCTGAACGTCATCAGTTGTCAGCGCCGGAACTGATTCTATGGTTGATGCCATCACGTCAACCAATCCGTCTTCTAAAAATTCACCCATGATTTCGTCCTCAAGCCGCTTTGCGGGATTTACGTCCCGATTCGTCGTCGTCCTTTTCTGGGGCCGTCAATGCGTCAACCTGAGCCGTGAGGTGGGCAATCATTTCCCTTAATTCCTCGTTCTCAGCAGCCATTCGGGTAACAGGCTCCAAGCCCGCCGCCTTATCAAGATAGCCTTTCGCCGCGTCTCGCATGACGCGACCGCCGAGGCCAATCTCTGGCAGTGTCTGATCTGAAACGCTGGACAGGGCCTCGATATTGTGGATGCCAACTTCTTTCAAAGTGGCGATCTGGGACCGGTCCAAGATGTGCAATTCGTCAAGTGGCGTACCGGCGTGACCTTCTGCATTTCCAGCTTCCCAAGATTTTAATTGCTCATGGAACCGCTCTCGAACCTCGTAATGGATCACCTCTCCGCCTTCGCGCCTGCGTTCTATGACGTGGCTGGCGATCTGGTTTTTAGCGCCGGGAGACTGGATGTAAACCCAAAGAATATCATCATAAACAGGCCTGCCATGAGCTTCGGACGCGCTGTTATTGCGCTCGCTATCCCATTCAAACCAAATGACATTAAACCCCTGCTCATCAGGATGCTTGTGTTTCATCATCGGTGATTTTCGGTCGGTCATGGGCGTTCCTTTGACGTTAGAGATGTGGGAGGGGCGCGAACCCCTCCCGTTGGTAATTAGGCCAGAATGACGCCAGCCAGATTGCTTGCTTCCGCCGTGGTGGCAGTGATGCCGCCGCCAGATGCCGCCAGCACGCGCTGCACTTCGCCTTGGGCGGGGGATGCAGAAATCGTGATGGTTGAAAGCTGACCTGCGGTTGAGGACGAACCAAGGGCGGCACCAGCCGCCGTGCTGGTAGCGACCGAGGCAGCGGAAACAGGACCCTGCACAACTATCCAGCCATAAGAGCCGGAGGCGATAGCGATGGGAGCGATACCTGCTACCGACTGATTGACCGCCGACGTTGGTTTAACGGCATTTGGAACCGATGCCGAGGCCGTATCCATCTGCAATGCCTGCCCAGCGGTAATCGTGCCGGTAGCCAAAACATAGCGATACAACGCGCCATCATTTCCAATGACCTCAGTGCCCAAAACGTGAGGCACATTCTGGTTGGGTCCGTTGTAGGGCGAGGTGTCAACATTATTGACGTTGACTCCAAGCATTTTTTGAGCATTAAAAGCCATAATTTATAACCCTTTCAAGTGCTTAGGCAATCAACACGCCGTTGAATTTTGGGCCGCTGGTCGTCAGATTCCCGGCCCAGCCGATGAGCTTTACCAGAGCGTCTTGATTGACCGAAAAACGATCCCCGCCGATTGGCGTCATGTTCCGCTCTTTGTGAGGGCGGAAAAAGACATATTTAGAGTTGATGAAATACATATGATTGGCTGGAGCTGAGCCGCCAACACCACCATCAAGAACGACATCGGCGTTCATATACTTAAGGTTCATAAACCCGGCAGAGGCCAACTTCTCATTGGTGATGCGCTGGATTGACTGTAGGCTTTCCAGATATAGACGCCAATAGTTATTGTCGGCAACGATCAAATCTGGAGCATCGCGACCACGAACCAACTGCACATATAGGCGGTTCATATAGCTCTGGATGTTGGCCGAGGTGACAGCGCCCGAACCATCGGACGTGCCGCTAAACTTGATGTTGCGAAAAAACGACCAAGTGGCGCGGTTGATTCCGCCCACTGTGCCGGTGCTTGGGGCGTCGGCGATCAGCAATTGCAATCCGCCAATCTGCTTGCCGCCGTCTGCTGTTCCGTCCGAATAAACATCGGTAGACAGGCCGTTGATCATGCTGTTTTCGGCATTCTCAATGCGGGCTTCAAGTAGGTCAATGATCTGCTCAGGGCCGCTGTTCAACAACTCTTCGAGGCCGGAAATGCTGACGGATACAGCAACCTGTTTGATGTCAAATTCAGCGGCGGTGAACACGTCCTGTGGAGAAATGTCCAGAACATCATAGCCGCTATAGCGTTTGTATGAGCCATTCTGAGCATATTGCAGCTCTTGGACGATGGTACGACCGCCAGATACGGGCTTCACGTTGCTGCGCTCTTTCAGCCGATAGAGCAAGACGGTGTTGTTGGTCACGTTGTCGGACAATACGCCAGTGCGATTGCGCAGTGTAGTTGTGACAATTTCCGAAAGATTAGGAGATGGCATTATAAAGTTTCCTTAATATCAAATGCGGGAACCTGAGCCGGTAAATGCTCTGGTCAATTCCGCACGAAGGTTGGGGGCTGGCGCTGAACCAGAGGAGGATGACCCCATTCCTGGAGCGCCGTTAACTGAAATAGCCGCAGATTTTGCCTTTGCCGCCTGCTCTTGGGCAGCCTGAACATTGCGCTGTGACGATGTTGCTTGCTGTTCAGCGAGGACACGTGAGCGAATGGACGGGTTAGCATAAACAGCCATGTCATAGGCGTCTTGGAGGTCTTTAGCTTGTCCGCTATCCAAGAGCGTGCCCATTAGATACCGGACATCCTCAAAATAGGGCTTGTCTGCCTTAAATCGCTCAACCTGAGCCAGCAACGCATTGTTTTGCGATTCCTGCTGTTCCTGTGTCTGAGTCGAGAGGGTCCCTTCGAGCTGCTGGACTTTCTGCAAAAGAGTTTGAATGGTCGGGTCGGTAGGTTGTGCGCGAAACTGCGCTGCTTGCGCGAGGTCAATACCGAACTGGTCGGCGATCTGTTGGATGGCCTGAACCCGTTGCACTGGGGTGCCAGTGTGGAAAATTGCCGAGGTTCTCAGCAGGTCGCCAATCGCTGCGCGAGGTGTCCCGCCCTTCGATTGGATTAATTGGGCATATGGTGCGATTTCGCTCCACATTTCATCAGCGAATCCCGCCTTTTGCTCGTAGGTCTGCTTGAGCTTCTCAACGCCCTCTTGCTGTTCGATAGAACGCCTAGCGATGTAGTCGCGTAACTTCGGATCGGCTTTGTTGAACAGGTCGCGGGCTTCGGCGTTCCAAGACTTGGGCGGTTCATTAACCAAGTTTTGGGCGTCGGTCTCCTTCGGCTTGTCGGCCTCTTGAGAATTAGGTTTAGCCGCGTCATCTGGCTTTTTGGTCGGGTCTGCGGGCTTATCGTCTTTTTTGGCAAACTTGCCTTGATCATCACGCGATCTGTCGTCGGGCTTGGCGTCTGGAGTCGTCCCGCCATGCTCAGAAGATGGCGATTCGGGAGTTTGGTCAACCCGAATCGCCGCTTCAAGCTCATCACGCAATGACAGGCTCTCCTCAGAATTTACAGACTGGTTTCCACTTACTTCGTCCAGAATCCAATACTCCATTAAAGGATATTGCGCTATCACAGCACTATTTACTCAAAGTACACAAAATCTGGTGGTATTACAATGCACACCACAATAAATAGTTTATTACAGCATCCCCATGCTACGCTTTATCGCCTCAACGCGGTCCCGTTTAGTCATAGATTTTAGGTTTGGCGCAGACTTTGGCATAGGCTGATCACCAACCTCAATGCAGCCGTGGGCCTTTGTCCATCTTCTAAACTCTGATTTGCTCGCCGTGTGACTCCCCTCTGCCGGATGGAATAGCCCGTTGTGACCATCACCGGCATAATCAGAAATCACCGTCAGATTTGGCCCGCTGTGGCGACTATCATAATCCGCAATCCAATGATCGAGATAGGTTTCGGCGTCTTCTGGTGTAGTCATGATGTCACGCAAAAAACACCACTGTTTTAGCTCGCCATCGAGCATGATTGGTTTAGACATTGGGCAGCCCTCCGGGCGGTGGTGGTGGTTGAATGAGATTTGCTTGGTCCATTGCGTGACGGTGGCGCATGTCGTGGGCCTGCATAGCCAGATCAGTCATGGCTATTTGCTGGTCGGTCTGGCTGCGCTGGTTTTCGGCCTGCACTTTGGCTGCATCAACCTGCACTTTGGCTTGGTCTGTTTGCGCCTTGATCTGCACGTTGGGATCAGGTTGGGTTGGTGTCGGTGGCGGGGGCGGAGCCTCCATCTGCTCCATTGCTTTATCAATGACGCTCTCCAAACTCGCCGCCGTTTTGTAGCCACGAACCGCAAATTTAAGAAGCTCTCCGGCCAGTGTCGCCATGGCTGGAGCCTCCCTGATGATCGGCCCCCACGCTTGGACAAAGGACGAAATGGCCTGCAAAAACTCATTGCGTTTCTGCTTTTCGGCGTTTTCATCAGGCGAAACGGTAGAATCACTCTCAATGTCAATTCGCCATGATCTCAGGGAGTCAGATTTGAGCAGTTCAATGGCCTGATCGAGGACGGTTAATGGCTGTCCGGTCTGTGGGTTGATAACCGGCTGGGGTGGCGCGGGCTGCCCGGTCATTGGGTCAACCTGACCAGGAGGCCCCATGATAGGCTGCATAGCGTCCCTCATTTCGTCGGCGTCGGCCATCATTTTTATGGTGTCTGCGCTAAAATGCTCTGCAATGATCTCAGCCTTGATCCTGATCATGTCACGGGCAAACCGGGCAACTTCTGTTTGTTTCCCGCGCACTCTGATTGATCCCCATTGAGCCTTTATTCCCTGAGCAGTAGCCGTCTCATTGGGATCAGACGCACCCCTGATAATGTCCGAAAGCCCCGTGACCTCGTATAAATCGGATTTTGCCTTGTCGCGGGCCTCGTAGAGCTGGATTAACGCGCTGGCAATGTCCTTGAGCGGAACCCAAGAAATTGCCTTGTCCAAACCTCCCTTTTCGGCATACATCGCCCAATTCTGGACCGGAATCAGATCAAGATCGTTCCCGTCCTGAAATAGCCGCTTGATCTCCGTAATCTCGCCAGCATAAAGCCCGCGCACCTTAAGGGCTCCGGTAAGATGGGCAATGCGCTGTGTGAGCGCGTCGATCTCTTCTGCTTGGTCCTGATACTGGACAAAATCAGGGATAGGGATCAGGCTATCGTTTGTCAGTGTGGAAAACAGGGGTTTGGGGCATGGGAAAAAATCCGATAGCCGCAACGGATCATCGCGCACATCGAGCGGACCCTCTTTGTATTCCTTATGTAACCACAAAGCTTTTTTGCTCGATTTGTCCCAAATTTCATAGACTGTCGCTTTCTTGAACAGCTCATAGTTGCGGTCTTTTTCGTTCAACCCTTCCGGCTTGAAATCGAGCGGGACTTTCTTGCCGATTTCATCGCCAAATCGTTCTATCAACTCATCCCGCGTCAGATAGGCCCGCCGCCAGACAGCGTAAACCTCAGCCCAGATACGAGCGCCCGCATTGTGGCCCCAATCGCTCCACGAAATATAATCGTCAATGATCTCCTCAAATTCCACTTCCTGATAGGTTTCTGCCGATTCAGCGCTGGCTGATTCTGGGCCGCTATCGTCCTGTAGGTTGTCGATCTGAGCGCCCTCTTCGGCGACATCTTCCGGCTGGGCTGGAATAGTCACATCACGAAAATGAGGAACATAGCGTTGCCATGAGATCGACCGGCCCACGATCAGATAATCATCACGGCACTGCGCCATCACGTCATCGAATCCAGAGTGGCAGGTCAGCATATAATTAATGGCACGCTCCAAAACCTCAGAGGCAACGCGCCCAACGGGATCATCGTCCTTGAATCTCCTGCCAACGCTGGCCTTGGGCGGCTGAGTATAGATGGATGGCTTCAGTGTTTCGATGTTCGACCATAGTAGGTTAAACCGTTTCTGACTCGACTGATTGGCGTCCCGGTCATCACGATAGCGCCTGATTATTTTTTTGCACTGGTCGCCATACGCCTGAAACTTTTTTTCATAGAGCTGGATTTCGGTAGTCCATCGCCGGGCAAGGGCTGCGTCATCCGTTCCGAGGTCTTTTGTGGTTTCGATGCTGTCTGTCATGTCAGCCAGTCCTATACCATTTGTTTTGATTAATAGTGTATCGAGCGTATCCGTTGACTGATAGTGCAGTAATAGTATCACTGATTGTGTGACCACCATTTTGGACGCCAAGCGTCAATGCCGTGATGATCTGCGTTGATTTTATGGCGATCTCCTGACCATCCCAGGCGTTATTCGGGAATTTGACAGTGAGGGTTGCCAGCGTCCCTGCCGGGGTTAAAATCAGCGACGTTACATTATCCTGCATGTTGATTGTGGCAGCCGAAACAGGGCTGAACGCGACGCCGTTGGCTACTACTGAGGATGAACGCATTGTCATTTTACATGCCCTCCCCGACCGTCGCATAAATGGCAGCCGAGCCGCTCGCTGTAATGGCAGCGATATATGTCTGGTTATCAGGATTGCGCGTGATGATTTTTGACTGTCCGGGCAATAGTGGATAGCTGCCCACCGTGGCGACAACCGCCGAGCCGCCCAATGCGATAAATACCGTCACTGCCCCGCCGTTTTGCAGTTCGATCTGCGCACCGGTCCCGGACAATGCCACGTTGCCGGTCGTGACTGTGGCGCTCAAACTCGCTGTTGCGCCGGGCGATATAGAATAAACCGAGGACATGCGCCGATCTCCATAAAATTGGTTTGGCCGTCATCTCGACGGTCGGTTGCATACTACACCGGTGTCCCAGTTAAATCAATTAGCCGTCAGGCCTGTTTGGGCTGAGAAAAAATACGAAAATTAATCTACGCATTTAATCTCATTTAAATTCGTCCATTGCCCGAATTGATTTTGCCTTCAGCCCACATGTCCTCAATAGTGACGTTTGACACGCCGCCAATGACCAGACGTTTTGAATTTATGGATTGAGGTTTTTGGCTTGACCACGGCCTGGACATGCAGGCATAGCGCCACTCATCCAGGCAATGGTCCTCGGATTCGGTATCAACATCCTCCGGTTTTATCCTGTCGTGCTGCATCGTGGGAATCGTCCTGATGCTGTCGCGGCACGTCGAAAAACAGTATATAAGCGGGCGGTCGTCCTCGCCCTTCATGCGCTGGCGCATTTGATCCCATCCAGGCACACGTTTATTGTCAGCGCCCAATATGTTCAGCAGCCCCGCCCGGCCCATCCGCTCCTTGATGCTCGGTCCGCCGTCCTGCTGTCCTGTAGCTGGATCTGCGGCGATATATGATAGTTTTTCGTCTCGGCCCATCCTGACCAAAATGCCGTGTGCCACATCCTCAGCCGTCATTTTGAGTCCGACGTTTGGCGAGCTGGCACCGTACCATTCTCTATACCTGATCAATGCGCCACGCGGGAACTCTGGCAGCTCGCCATCTGAGACGGCCCACCATCCAAAACTAAATGGCCGAGCAGAACCCCAATCGAACGACCCAAACCGCGTCCAATGTGCTGGCAACTCGATAGGCTGCACGATGATTTTGGACGACCAGCAATCAAAAAACGCGCCCTCGATGACATTCCAATCTCCATCAAGCCACGCCCTGACCAACGCCAGACTACCTGTTTGTTTGAGGCGATCAACGTAACTTGGGTCGTTTTGCATCAACACACGGTTATCGTACAATCTGGCTGGAATATAAACGCGCTTATTGCCGATGTCGTCGGATATGATGGCGTTGCCGAGAGGGTTTGGATCGATGTAACGAGCCTTGACCCAAGTATGTCCTGGGCCACCAGGGTTTCCGGTTCCGTGCATCTGGCATGGGATGCCAACGCCAGAGCGTAGGATACCGTGCATTTTCATGACTGGCGATGGGTCTGGAAAATTGGTCAGCTCCTCGAAAAACACATCAGTGTAATCGTGGCCCTGGTACTTTTCCGAGTCACTGTCACGTTCCAGCGGCCTGAACTTCAGAGTCGCGCCGTTTGGGAAAACCCATGTTTTAGGCTGCTCCCGAAAAATAGCGCCTAGTTTGGGATAAATCTCTCTGGACCGCGATATAGCGGCCTCTAGCTGTGGCAGCTCACGCCTAAAAAAAATCCCCTTGGTATGGCCCCCGTAGCGTTTTTGTTTGAGCGCGAATTTGCCTAGCATCCCGTCTGTTTTACCGCCGCCCCTCGCACCACCATAAAAAATCTCATAAACCGGGCAGTCAATCAGCCGTTTTTGCGGTCCCTGCTGAGGACGCCACGCGATCATCTCCAGAATAGTTTCGAGATTATTTCAGCAAATAGGCCCGACCACGACGCCCGTTGGTTAAAGTGCTGTTTGTTGTTGCGGAGGCAGGCAGTTATGTCGGGCGCTGCGAGAGTGCAAAAATAATCGAAGTGGATGCAATTGGTGCAGTGTTTTGTCATGACTTGGCTCCTTTGCGTCACGTCTTGCCCTGAGCCTCCCATTCCTCATCTGTCAAAGGCTCGGACGAAACATCATAGATCAATGTCCGCTGTTCGACTCTATCGACAAACATGCCCAAATGTTTTCCGAGGTGAGCGAGTGCCGACACCCTCGCACTGTGGCTCGCGCCGTCATCCATGCGTTCAGATTCGACTTTGAGCCGACCGAGGACATATTCGACGGTTATACCGACATTTTTGGCATAAGCAGCCTGCGCCGTTTCGATGGCCGCTTTAACTCCAGCATTTCCCAGCAAACGAGGACCATCAACGTCAGCGTTCTTGGCGCTGTAACCCGCACGAATAGCCGCTTGCGTGGCATTGAGGTCGATTAAATATTCCTGCACAAATCTGGTTTGTTTTGGCGTCATTTGGTTCACCTGCCACATTAAACATAATTAATATGTTAAATCATATCTGGTGATTTATCCATGTTGATATTGCCAGCAGTCGCTGAACAATACTGACAAACCGGACCATTTAGCCAACGGACACGCTCAAGATGGGCTGTTGCCGCTTCGATGAGATGGGTTATTTCACCAAATTTCGGCTCGTCAATCCATGTGATCTCACAGAGAACAGTCTGGCTATCTTCGTCCGAAGCATCGGCGACGTAGACGGTTCCTGAAATCACGTCAGCCGGTTCCTCATCCGGCATCGGCAGTCCCTCATCATCACAAACGACGATCCGCGCCATGAAGCGCGGTGGCATCAAGTTAATGATGTATTTACGTTGATGACCGTCGTCCGTCAATGATGATCCGATAACCCATTGATCACGCGGCCATTGGCAGATGTCGACTGTGGCAATCAATTCCTTAATCTTATCATAGACCCAAAGAGGCGTTTCTCCTTTCTGAATCCAGCGCCGCACATGACGATTATCGACATCGAGAAGCCGAGCAATAGCTGATTGCCATCCGATGCTGGTACGCAAGATCGCCAGGGCGGCGGAAGTGAAATCGTCGGCGGTCATTCTGTTATTCCTTGATTTGGCGGAAGCCGAAGCCGCGAGTTGATAAGCGCTTGATCAGGGCTTGGCCGGACGGCAGTGTGATTGTGGCTGTCTGGCCTTTCACAACGACTGTGCAACCGTTTTCTGCGCGTTCTTCGTATGTCGGACGCTTCAAGCTGCCGCTCCATTCCAGCCATTCCACGCGGCAATTCAGATAGTTGACGCCATCGCTCTTACGTTCAGTCTTGTGGTTTTTGAGTGCCTCGACCGCAACCGGATTCGGCTCAAAATCTTCTTCGGCATAACCGTAGGATTCGAGTAATTCAGCTTTATCCGCGTCGGTGATCGGAATACCGAAAACGATTTTCACTTTTATTGTGTGATAAAATTTAACGCGGTTATAGGCCTTGGATGAGTGATGCCACTCTTCGTATCGGCAAAACTGCTCAACCAATACAGCCGGAACGCCTTTAATCTTCGAGGCTGGGACCAATCCGCCGTCATAGGCTGCGACGGCGTTGTTGCTCATTGAAAAACCATTGTAACCAGTCATAGTGGGCCTCCTTGCCGCTTCCGAGCGGGCTTCATGCCCTGCTCTATGATCAAAATTACGCTCACAACCTATCGATGTCAAGCCCTAAAGCGTACAATTCCGCATAATTCCCCCGCCATCACCAGAACACAAGCAGAACATATCACGCATAATTGCTGTGAGGATAGCAGAAAAAGAATATCAGTCTTGTACGAAAACAGTGTTTGACATTGCAACAAAATTTTCGTACAAATTGATTATGAGCTACGTCATTAAAATAATCAATTGCTTTGGAGGGGTTCGCCCTCTTGCCAGAGCCACAAAAAAACCGCCAACGACAGTACAGGGTTGGGTTGATTCTGGTTCAATCCCAGACCGACATAAGCAGTCTGTCCTAGAGGCGGCGCTTGCCGCTGGCATAAGCCTTACGACAAACGACTTCTTTCCAACCCCATCAACCACAAAACGAGGAGCATCAGCATGACACTGATCAACTGGATCATCAGCAAGCTCGGCGGACGACATAAAAGAATGGGCGGATCGGAACGAGGACAGGACGGTTATCAGAAGGCTTGTGCAACACAACAAGCCTGAATTGGCGTTGAGATTGACGGAGAGGCGAGGATGAGTTGGCCATCAATCACATACAAAGAGCAGCTCGCTAATGCAGTCAGAGACGAATGCAAACCGTCATCGCATAGGGTTTTTGGCAGCCAGTACAAGGCGACGACAGCGGCACTTGCGGCTTACGTCAAGGCCGATAAAGGCAAGATTTTGGGGCCTGAATGGGCCAGACAGGGGGAATCATGACTGATGTTACTACTGGAGTTGGCAGTGATGCTCTAAAATCTATCGTCGGTCGCGTCGAGCGGCTGAACGAAGAAAAAAAGGCGCTCAACGCGGATATTGCCGACATCTATAAAACGGCAAAATCACAGAGGTTTGATACCTCCGTCATCAAGGAAATCATCAAGCGCCGGGCTAAAGACCCCAGTGAAATCGATGAGTTTGAACAGCTCATTGATTTGTATTGCCATTCGATTGGCATGATTAATGCTACGTGTGCGGGTGCGCGTGAGACTTCGGAATGAAACACCTTGAAGATGCGCTCCAAGCCTCTGTTGTCGCGGCATTGCGGTTAAACCCTGATTTGCGCGTGCTGGCGATACCAAACGGCGGCAAGCGCAACATCATGGAGGCTTCCAGATTAAAGTCTCAGGGCGTGCTTGCTGGTGCAAGTGATTTGATGGTTGTTTGGGGTCCACATGCCGAAGTGGCATTCGTCGAGCTGAAAGCCCCTGGACTGATCAACCCAAAACGCCCGCTTGCGTGCCTGCGTGCATCCCAACTGGCTTGGCATGGGTTTTGCCAGTTATCGGGGTTTAATATCGCGGTTTGCGATTCGCTGGATGGCGTCCTTGAATTTTTGCGCGATTGCGGTGCGCCGGTTAAAGCGCGGTTGGCATCATGACGCAGGCTCGGGAGTCCCGGTTTTTAGCCCTTTGGGCTGACGTTCGCGCCTCTTGGTGTGATTTTGAAATCGAAAGGACAGCCCGCGCTCTTTCTATTTATCGCGCCAATATGTCGGCGTTTCAGGCCGCGTTTATTGGCAGGGTGGTGGTTCAATGAGCGCCGGGACAGGCGTCAGGTTGCCGCCCCATAATTTTGAGGCAGAGCAAGCCCTTTTGGGGGCCTTGATGCTCAACAATAGGACTTACGACAAGGTTGCTGACTTTTTGCGGCCCGACCACTTTGCCGATCCCGGTCATGGCCGGATTTATGACTCCTGCGCCAAGCTCTTTGACATCGGCAAAAGTGCCACTCCGGTCACTCTGGCGAGTTATCTTGAAAAAGACCCGCTGGTGATTGATCTGGGCGGTTCGGAATATCTGGCCCAACTGGCTGGCTCGGTTATCTCGACGCTCAACGTCAGTGATTACGGACAACTGATTTTTGATCTGCATCTGCGGCGAGAGGGCATCTTGATTTGCGAAGATGCCATTGATGAATTTTATACGGGCACCAGAGACGCCCCAGCTTCAAAAACCTATGAGCGCATGGAGCATCGCGCAGCGCAGGCTATGACTGCCGTTATGGGCGACGATCGGACAAAAAGCGCGGGAGATTCCTACAGCATCGCCTTAACCCAGATCGAGGCGTCCCGACAGGCGAGGCTTGACGGCAGGATGGTCGGCGTAACAACTGGCCTGATTGATCTGGATAAGGCTACTGGCGGTTTGCGCCGATCTGATTTGATAATTTTGGCGGGCAGGCCGTCGCAGGGGAAAACCGGGCTGGCCCTCAATATCGCCGTCAATGCGGCCAAGGCCGGTAACGCAGTCCTGTTTGCCTCGCTGGAAATGTCGCATGAGCAACTGACACTGAGGACCATCGCCGCCGAAAGCGGTGTCCCGTCAAATCTCGCGGAGCAAGGCGACGTGACTGATTGGCAGTTTGACCGGATTTTGTCGGCCCGCGACGGAATAAGCGGACTGCCGCTCTATATCGATGACACCTGCAACATGAATCCTCAGGGCCTCAAGACCAGAGCCAGACGGATTAAGCGCAAACACGGCCTTAACATGATCGTGGTCGATTATCTCCAGCTCATGCACTCTGTTGGTAAATCGGAAAATCGGACGCAGGAGGTGTCTGAATTGACCCGCTCCCTCAAGGGAATTGCCCGCGAACTGGACGTGCCAGTGCTGGTGCTGTCTCAGCTCTCCAGAGCGGTCGAGAGCCGCGATGATAAACGCCCAATGCTCTCCGATCTGCGCGAGTCCGGGTCCATTGAGCAGGACGCTGACGTGGTGATGTTTATTTATCGTGAACAATATTATCTCGAACGGGCAGAGCCGGGGCGCAAGCCTAGTCAGTCTCAGGAAAAACACAACGACGCGATGGCAGTTTGGAATAGCCAGCTTGCTGACGTGAAAAACAAGGCAGAGGTAATCATTGCAAAGCAGCGGCGCGGGCCTGTTGGAACCAAGTACCTGCACTTTGATCCAACGCTGGTTAAGTTTTCTAATTTGGCACAGAAGGGATTTTGATATGGCCAGAATACGCAGTGTTCATCCGAGGTTATTTACGGACGAGGCGTTCATGAGCCTAAGTTCTGATGCTCAGATATTTTTAATCGGCCTATGGACCGAGGCGGACGATCAAGGAATATTTGAATGGAAACCCATAACTCTAAGGGCGCGTCTCAGACCTTCAAGAGACGGAGATGTAACCATTCTCCTTTCCGAATTGACGGACGCTAACTGCATAGCCTCTTACGAAATTGATGGACGTAAATACGGCGCTATTCGGAATTTCCGCAAGTTCCAGAAGCCCAAATCGCCCAACTCAACCTATCCTATCCCTGATGGTTTACGTAAATACGTCCATCTAACCAATGTCATTTCCGAAACTAAGGAAGTTAATGAAAGTCAATTTCCCCAAAATGGAGAAAAGTCCCTGCTGGTGGAGGAGGGAGGAGGTAAGAAGGATGAGATAAAGAAAGAATCAGCTCAGACCCCAGAACAAAAAAAACCACCATCGAGCGAGGCAAAAGACTTGGCTGACGAGATTTGGAGAGCTGCTGGCAAAAACCCTGACGCAACGAGAGCTGTCGGTAAAATCGATGACATCACGTTTTGCCAAAGCCTGATTTCTGGCGGATTTACTGCCGACCAAATCGCAGACGGGGCGAGGGCAATCATCGGGAGATCACCGGAAATCAAGAGTTTGTGGGGGTTGCTCAGGGTGGCTCTGCCGGAGGAGCTGAGTGGGATCAAAAATGGGCCTCCTGAACCAAAATTTGACAAGTGGGATGGCCGACTGCCCTTGATCGACAAAGGGGTTTGGCTGGATACGTGGTCATCAAACATGACACCAAAGCACGTCCTCGACCGATACGAATCGGCAAAATTGCGGCTTGAGGGTGCAGCATGAAAAAGCCCGAATCATATCCATACGAAACCTGTTTTGTCTGCGGTAAATCTAGGCGTGTGGGGCCTGATGTGGTCCAGACTGGGTGAAAACATTGGGTCCATCACGGATCCTGCCACAAGAGGCTTGAGGCTAAATTGAGAGGTGAAAAATCAGCATGATCGCTATAACCGAAATATCTAGAGTGGCTTTGTCCGCCGTCATCGATGCTATCGGGACCTGGTTTGTTATGATGGTCGGGTATCTGGCATGGTGCGCGTTTTTTTGGGAGTGCTGAATTTTGGGTAAACGATCTGATTTTCCCCGACGCAAAAATGACTCCTATCCGACGCCCTACGAGGCGGTAATTCCGTTGCTGCCGTTTCTTAGGCCCGGAACAGAATATGTTGAGCCTTGTTGCGGCGGTGGTCAATTAATACGCCATCTGGAGCAGCATGGTCATCTTTGCACTTTGGCAGTTGACATCAACCCTACTGGAGTACCATACGCATGGACTGGTAGCGCGTTTAATATATCCGAGTGTGATGGCTCGGTTTTTATCACCAACCCGCCGTGGACAAGGGAAATCCTCCACCCGATGATTGCCCACCTCTCCGATATGGCTCCAACATGGCTGCTGTTTGATGCGTCATGGGCGCATACCAAGCAGGCTAGGCCATATCTGGCGCGATGCACTGATATTGTGGCCGTTGGCCGTGTCAAATGGATTCCCGATAGCAAGTTTAGCGGCAAGGACGATTGCGCATGGTATCGGTTTGACCGAGAAATAGACGGCAGGCCAGTACCAACCAGATTTTGGGGTAGGGCATGATGACCGTCAAATCCCCAGAGAAATCCTTATGGATCGCTGTTGTTGTCCAGGAAATTCGTGACGCAAAGCGCGCCGACTTAGCGCCCAAAAAACTATCCAAGAACCAAGTATGGATGCTCCAGCATTGGGACAAACAGCAAATTGTTTGCGCTGCCAAATACAAAACCAGAAAGGACGAAAACGCCGCCATTGATGCGCTACTGACTGAGCGTTACGATTACTTGATGGCTAAGTACGATGCGCGAGTATCCGCGTATAAATCTGGAAAAAATAACAAGACACCAAAAATCCCTTCGCACCCCAAAGAATTGTTGAGGTGCGCTCCAGCCAGATATGCCGAAAACATCGACAGGGATAACGCGAGATCGTGGCTATTGAGTAATAGCAGCGATTTTAGGGATGTCTGTGACCTCGCCGGGTTTGATCCAGATTGCGTTTTAGCTGGGGCGAGGATATTGGCTGCAAATGGCTGGTCAGATGCAGCTGACATCAAGGAGGCAGCGGAGTGAGTGATGGTTTTTTTACGATCACTCCATTGGCTCCAGATTATGAGCGGATGCCAGAAGTCGTTTTCCGTCACCGTGGGGACAATTTTTCATCGAAGCCACATCGATCTACAGCGCTGGTTTTTACTGATTTCACTAATGCTGTCGGCCAAAAAGGGGCTATCGGCCTGTCAAGCGGCCCGCGATCTCGGAATGCGACGACCGACCGTCTGGTAAATGATGCACCGAATTTGCGGTGCAATGGCCGATGATGGCCAGTTGCTGTCGGGCTTGGTCGAAATGGACGAAACCTATGTCGGCGGAAAGCCCCGAAAACAAAACAGACGTGACGACGATCCGCCGGGATTTCAGGGCGTAACTAGCAAGATTCCTGTCGTCTGGGCAGTTGAACGATGCGGCAATGTTAAAATCGAGGCCACGACAAAAGACGAGATGGCCGATGGCGGCTTGATCGATATGGTACGCCGCATGGTGTCATCAAAAGACACAGTTTTGACGACCGACGAACATCCTGGCTATGGCAGGGTCAATCGGCACGTCGCTCATCGGACAATTAACCACTCGGTGAGCTACGTGGAGCGGGATTTGTTCTCGGATCAGTTCGGCTTGACGCATACCAACACCATTGAGAGCATTTGGGCTATTGTGAAACGGGCGATTTTTGGACAATTTCATCACGTCAGCGCAAAATATCTGCCGCTGTACCTTAACGAAATCAGCTTTCGGTACAACCAGCGAAAAGCTGGCGGCGGATTTCACGGGGCACTTTATTTATCGGTGAAGCCCTAATGTGTATATGTCAGGAATTATGAGTGATTTGGTGGATTTGAGTGATTAGGCGGTAAGGTTGTTTGGGGAGTTGTCATGTGATGGCCGGAAAAAAGCGCTGTCTATTATTCGCTCTTTGGCTTTCCAACAACTAATTTCCGCTCAGCATCTACAAGAATCCTTAGTTCACGCACTTTTCATTTTCCTTTATGTCCGAAAATAGCGTTTGACATTGCAACAAAATTTTCGTACATTTTCCCTGCCAACACAGCGTTGGCTCCTCCCTAAACTCCCCTCGGCCTCAACCGGCTGGGGGCTTTTTGGAGGAAAACAGGGAGAGCGACAATGACTGAATACCAACAAATTCTAGAGGCCAAGGCCGACATGAAGTGCGCCATTTTCGTCGCCGTCATAGACGGATGCGCCAAAATCAATGCATTGGCTTGGGAGCCGTGCAGCCATAGCCTGATAATGGCTCAAATCGACGATGTGATTGATGACGCTATACATGCGGCGCTCACGTCTGCTGATTTCGGCGAGGATGACATCGCGCTAGGAGCTGGTAAGAACGCCATCAAGATCAGGAATGAGGTGGCGTCATGACTATTACGACTCAAGATTTACCAGAAATTTTGAAAAACCACTTGCTGTGGATTAACGGCGAAAAAGGCGGGGTGCGTGCCGTCCTGAGCACTGCCGACCTGATCGGTTCCGACCTGATCGGTGCCGACCTGAGCGGTGCCGACCTGAGCACTGCCGTCCTGAGCCGTGCCGACATGCGCGGTGCCGTTTTGAGCGGTGCCAACATGTGCGGTGCCAACATGTGCGGTGCCAACATGATCGGTGCCGTCCTGTGCGGTACAAACATGTGCGGTGCCGTCCTGAGCGGTGCCAACCTGAGCGGTGCCGACATGCGCGGTGCCGACCTGAGCACTGCCGACCTGAGCACTGCCGACCTGATCGGTGCCTACCTGAGCAGTGCCGACCTGAGCACTGCCAACATGATCCGTGCCGTCCTGAGCGGTGCCAACATGCGCGATGCCGACCTGAGCGGTGCCGACCTGAGCGGTTCCGTCCTGAGCGATGCCGACCTGAGCGATGCCGACCTGAGCACTGCCGACCTGAGCGGTGCCGTCCTGATCGGTGCCAACATGAGCCGTGCCGACATGTGCGGTGCCGTTTTGAGCGGTGCCAACATGTGCGGTGCCAACATGTGCGGTGCCAACATGATCGGTGCCGTCCTGTGCGATACCAACATGTGCGATGCCGACCTGAGCCGTGCCGACCTGAGCACTGCCGATATGCGCGGTGCCGACCTGAGCGGTTCCGTCCTGAGCACTGCCGACCTGATCGGTGCCGACCTGATCGGTTCCGACCTGAGCGGTGCCGACATGCGCGGTGCCGTCCTGATCGGTGCCAACATGAGCGATGCCGACCTGAGCCGTGCCGACCTGAGCGATGCCGTCCTGAGCGATGCCGACCTGAGCCGTGCCGACCTGAGCACTGCCGTCCTGCGCGGTGCCGACCTGATCGGTTCCGACCTGATCGGTGCCGACATGCGCGGTGCCGTCCTGAGCGGTGCCAACATGTGCGGTTCCAACATGTGCGGTGCCAACATGATCGGTGCCGTCCTGAGCGGTGCCGAGATGCGCGATGCCGACCTGAGCGGTGCCGTCCTGAGCGGTGCCGTCCTGAGCGATGCCGACCTGAGCCGTGCCGACATGCGCGGTGCCGTCCTGATCCGTTCCGACCTGAGCCGTGCCGACCTGAGCCGTGCCGTCCTGAGCACTGCCGTCCTGCGCGGTGCCAACATGATCGGTGCCGTCCTGAGCACTGCCGACCTGAGCGATGCCGACCTGAGCAGTGCCGTCCTGAGTACTGCCATCCTGCGCGGTGCCAACATGTGCGGTGCCAACATGTGCGGTGCCAACATGATCGGTGCCGTCCTGAGCGGTGCCAACATGCGCGATGCCGACATGTGCGGTGCCGACATGCGCGGTGCCGTTTTGAGCGGTGCTAACATGCGCGATGCCGACCTGAGCACTGCCGACCTGAGCGGTGCCAACATGATCGGTGCCGACCTGAGCGGTTCCGACCTGAGCGGTGCCAACATGATCCGTGCCGACTTGAGCACTGCCGACCTGAGCGATGCCGTCCTGA